CACACGATTTAGGGTTGCAACGTTACCGGCGGATGTAGCTCCAGCTGTAGCACTTTCTGCGAGATACTTGCGGGTATTCTCTAGAGTAGATGCCATTACTGAACGCTTGTTACCTTGTAGACCTTCTAATAGGGCCTCTTTGGTTTCCGACCAGCGTGACTCGAGTAGTTGTGACATTATAGTTTCTCCTTAAACTTTAAGTCCCGCAAGCCTGCGGATGTCAAATATTTCAGCGGTTTTCTCCTCTCCGCTGATGTGTTGTGCCTGCTTGTCGCCTGTAATTTCTTTTGCCTCTGTTAGTGCTTTTCTTGCAGGTACGCCACCATCCATTACTGCTGGTAGGTACTTGTCAAATGTTTGATGTAGTTTTTCAGTTTGTACTGATTCAAGCAATTCCTGCATGACTTCACGCTTATCGCCGCCCAATGGTCCTAGCAATTCACTCATAATTTCCTTGCGTTGGCTTTGATCTTTGATAATACGTAGTTCGCGTTCTTTACTTTCTACTAGTTTTTGTGTTTCTGCAACAACCTTTGCTGCTTCTTCTAATTCAAATTCTTTCTTTGAAACTACGGTTAGTAGTTTTGCAGTTTCAGACTTTTCATTTAGATGGCTTGCAGCATATTCGCTGGCGAAGCTTTCAAAAATTCTGCGACCAAAGTCATTCTTACGAGCAGCGTCAATATCTTCACGTAGCTGAGTCATTTCAGAACGCAGGCCTTTCGACACTGTTTCTTCAACAATCTTAGCAGAACGTGTGATAAAATCTTTCTTGATTTGTTCAAACTTAACCTTGCTTTCGCGAACTAATTTAACCTTAGTTTCAGCTAGGTCTTTCTTATCGCTGTGGAATTCTGCGATTTCTTTCGCCAGTGCATCCACAATAAAAGATTCTAATTTTGCAACATTGTCTGCTACTGCTTTACGATCTTCGTGTAGTTCAGCTAGCTCTTTCTTTAGATTTTGCAGAACAAATGATTCCATTGCTTTGGCATCATCTTTCATCTTTTTAGCATATTTGGCACGAGCTTCGATAAGGCCTTGACGGTCTTCAGCCAGCTCTCCTAATTCTGCTTGTAGGCGATCTGCTAACATAGCTTCAACGGCTTCCACCATTGCAGTTTTGTCATGTTCATATTTTTGAGCGAACTCTTCACGTAGTTCAGCAGTGACTTGATCACGGTTTTCTTGAATCTTACCTTGCCAAGCAGATTCAATCTCCGATTTCATTTCCTCGGAAATCACATTGTTTTCAAACAACTGTTTAACGAAATCTAGCATGTGATTCTCCTTGTTAGTTGAGACCTGAAATTATTCTTTTCAGGCTCTCTGCTATGTATTTCTGTGCCTTTACATCGCCTTGAACTTCTTGTGCTATTCTATATGCCTTGTAGCCACCTGTGTTATTCATCAAGTGTTCGTATACTGGTGTAGGATAGGCTCCCGGAGCGGAAGGCTGAGCTACCACATCTACTGTGATAATTTCAAATCCTTGAACATTGCCGCTATTGTCTACTTCTCCAGAACCTCTACTACTGACTCCTAACTTTACTCCTGATGTCAACATAGTTTCAATCAGTTTTCCCATTGGTGTTGGGAGTAGTTTTAGTTTTCCGTAGCCGTTTGGACCGTCCATCCACATTTTTGTAATCATGTGGCTGACGCGATCCAGGTTGATTTTTAAATCTTGAGGATGATCAACTTCTCCTAGAACTGAGTAACCACCAGAGATCTGCTCGTTGAGCGTTTTGACAGCCCTGCCAATTTCTTGAGAAGAATAAACACGTTGGTTTGCATTGCGGATATCTCCTTGGATGCAAATACCGTTTAAGTGCAGCGACTTATTACCGTCGCTGCCTTCTTCGCTCTCTAAGACAATCTTAGCCTGATCGTAACTTAAATGTTCACTAAGATGAGTTTTCACCTAGTCGCCCCTTTATCTACGGCCACGGAAAAGACTTTGCTTGTTATCAGCAGATTCACCTGTGCCTTTCTTTTCTGCACCGTGACCTGGTTCCTTTTTGCTGAAAGCATTACCTGCTTTGCCGCCTGGAACATTGATATTGCCAGCGTTATCTTCTTTAGTAGAAGGATTTAGCAAACCACCTTTGGTACTTGCACCTTCTGATTCTGTGCCGCCTTTAGCGATATTAGCAGTTGTGCCGCCCATATTGTTTGCACCAGCAACTACAGATTTAGCATTTGCTCCGTTGTCTCCACCTTTTGGTGTAGCAACTTTTTCTACATATTCACGAACAGTTTCTAATTCGAAATTATCTTTCATTTCTTCTTCATCGCCCATTGGCTCTTCATCGCCCATGTCTCCACCCATTGCATCAAATTTTGCCTGCAATTCGTCAACGATAGCATCTAGATCTTGTAGTAGTTCAGCTGGCTCTTTGTCAGCGAGGTCTTCTTCATCTTCCATATCGTCGCCGGCATCTAGCTCAGCTTCTAGATCATCTGTGGGATCTCTACCGATTTCGTCATCTGCTTCAATAGCGATATCTTCAAATTCTTCGTCTACTTTGTCTTCTTCTGCGTCGTCATCTTTCGCAGCTTCGTCCATTTCTTCGTCTTCGTCTTCTTTGTCTTCTTCTTCAGCGATTTCGCTTTCGATTAGACCTTCATAGATCTCACGAGATTTCGCAACAACGTACTCGTGGAATAATTCTTCTGCTTTAGATTGGTCTTCGTTAACCAAGCGCTCGAGCATCTGCTCAAGTAATGATTTGTCTGCCATGTTAGATTCTCCTTCAAGATGGTTAGGCTGTGTTTTATTTACAGTTTTGATTACAAAACGACTTTAAATGGTACTTTTTTGATGAATTTGTTCAGAATAAGTACAGCCTGGAAATTTTTTTTCAAAATCTTGATAATTCACATGCCGTAGATTAGGTACCTGAGGTCCTAGCTGATCCGGTATAAATGCTCCGGGTTCAATGACTCTATAGTAGGTAGTAGCTCGAAATTCTTTGATTATTTTTTCTGTTTGACTGAGCCAATTACCGTGGAACGTAGCTACATCTGAGCTTTTTTTGTAATTGTAGGTATCTGCATACACATTGTTAAATCTTCCTTGATTACCTTGATAATCAAACCCAAAAATGTAGATTTCTTTGTGTCCTTGATTGCTGGCTAACCAAAGAGCTGTGGGACCTGAGCTCCATCCTTTGTGAGGTTGGAAAAAATTCAAATGGTGTTTAGCTGAGATTCCTTTGTTGGGATTAGTCCATACTTGATGTGTTTTATGGTAACCGCTGGCTACGATTTCATTGACCATTTTAACATCTACTGCTATAAGATAGTGCGGTTCAAACTCTCTATACATGGCATTACAGGCATAGACTGTGCCTTGATCTAGAAGAGCTTCGTGGTTGAGATTTAGTCTACTACGTCCGTTACCTAGAACGAACGCAAGGTTACTCTGCTGGGGCTTCAACCGGAACTCCGTACATCTGCTTGACGAATTCTAGCTCACTCTCTCTTTCATATTCGTGAGCTTCGCTTTGCATTCTTAGTTGGTTGATCTGTCTTAGTGTTAAACGAGTTTTTCTAGTGTCTGTTTTTTTTAAAACAGATAAATCTTTGCTATTATCGTATCTACGATCTACAGCAAAATCATTGGTATCATCGTTAAAATAAAGGAATTCTAGTAGAAGCATAGTGTATTTATTATCAGGCAGCAGGTTCAGCAGGGGCTGCTTCAGGTTCAGCTCCTGCGGGAGGTGCTTCTTCCGGAGCTTCTGCTGTTTGATCTGCAACATCCTGTTGTATACCTGCAGGTGTAATACCGGCGCTGCGCATCTGTGCTCCAGAATCTAACACAGGTTTAAGTTTGCCGCCGTTTTCTTCTTTCCACAACTCTTGATTTTCTGTGATCTCTTCTTGAGTGAGACCTAGGAAACGTTTCATAGCGAACCGCTTGCTGAGATAAGGAACTTCTTGTAGACCAGTAAATGTCTGTACTCTAGCAGTATCCAGCTCTGATTGGCGATAGGCTGCGAAATTCTGTGGGGGATTAAATTTTAATTCAAACAGACTATTGTCAATGTTGACACCGTTCTTGTTTAACCACAGCTTGAATTCCTGATCAAATGTTTCAATCAGCATGCTCTGTAATCTTTCACAGTATTTGTTAAATCTCAATTCCTGTATATAGGCTGTGCCTACTTTGCCGTCACTGAGAGTGTTAGCTGCTTCGTCTATGGCCGTAGGAAGATATGAACTAGGTATGCGTAGAGCGCGAAACAGTTTATTAGTAAAATAACGAAGATCTGTAATTTCTCCAAGGTTAGTACCTCCTGGTAATGTTTCAACTTTACTTCCACGACCTTCTGCTGTTTGTGGAAAAAAGTAATCTTCATTCACACTCAATGGATTATATGATGCATCAATCATATTTTGACCGCCTCCTGTTGAACTAGGAATACGTCTTTGTTGAATTTCGTTTTTAACACGTTCAACAAATGCCATGGCCATGTGTGCTGGCATATTTCCAACGTCTACATAGAAAATTCGTCTTTCTGGAGCACGTTGTATACGATAGATAATAATAGCATCTTCAAGCAATTCTTTTTGCTTGTATACTTTAAACACTGATTCTAACAGACTGTTTCCAAAAGGATAGTTATTATCTAACCCTTCTGATAGACTGATATGCACAATATTTTTAGAATCTATAGTGATTTCATTGGTTTGATTATGGAATCGTGTTCCTGGTGGAGGAGTGGTAGTTCCTACCATACCTCTTCCCATACTACCGCCGCTGGTATATGAGCTGGTTCCGCTAGGTGCTGTGTTAGTACTTCCATGCGGAGTCACAGCTATCATATCTTTGAAATTAAAATTGATATCTCTGATCACATATTGTTCTGGAACTTTGCCTTCTGATTCATTGACTATGATCTTTGAAACTTTGGCAGCATCAACGAACAACCATTTTAAAGTCTGAGGATCTCTAACAAAAAAACAGTCTCCGTATTTGAATGCATTGCGTACTATACGGAAAATCCTAGTTTCGAACTGTTGTTGCTTGGTCCATTTTTGCAAACTTTCTTTGATCAATTTAACTTCTGTGGAAGTTGGTTTACCTCTAAAGAAAGTATGGAATGGTGTGGCATTTTCTTTGTCTTTCTGCGTACAGAACTCTGTGAGAATATCGAGAGCAGCATTGACTTCTGAATCCATGTCCATGGTGTCATACTGCATATATCTTTCTATTCGATTGGGTGCCCCGGCATAGACATCTGGAAGAAAACTGCTGTAGTTTCTACGTGCTGGTCCTGGTCTACCACCGCCGCTGATCGCGCTGGCTATACTGTTGCTATTTTGGACAGGTACCGGAGTAAAGTATTTTTTCCAGCTCATAATTTTCCTTTAGGCTGCTATTATAGAAGACATGTCTGCTCCACCTGAATTAGATGAAGCGGCTGATTTCATAGCTGTCATTTGCCTTTCTTTTAGATTGGTTTGCTCTTTGCCAATCTTTAATATTAAATCCATCTTACTATTTATTTGTGCTAGTATAGCTGACGGACTTTCTTGAACAGCTCCTGGAGCTCCAGCGGACGGTGCTGCTGCTGCCGACGAACTTGCAGTCGCTGCCGCTACACTTGAACTAGGAGCGGTAGCCGCTGCTACTTGAGATCTACTTGGTGCAGCCGCAGCTGTTGAAGGGGCCGATGCTGTTGCTGTCGGTGCACCTCCTCCCATTCCGCCTAATTCGGCTATATGTGTTGTAGTTTTACCTGATGCCACTACACCTTCTGCTTTGGATACTTTGCCGTGCATAAGATCATAGACTTCTCTTAGCGTTCTAGCACGACCATCTTTGTCATAGAATATATTCTTGTTTGCTGCTGCTGCCTTTGGATCCATGTCTGCTGCGATAGCATTTGGATTTTGATTCATGGCATTTAGAAATTTAACTGCACCCCCTGCTCCTAGGAAGTGCGCCATATATTGATCAGTATTTGACGCTGCTCGACCTGTACCTGCTTCTAGAGTTTTTTTGTTCTGTGCTGTAAAGAATTGTGCGACTTCTGCGGATTTTTTTGGATCAAATCTATCTTCTAGGGTATAATTTTTACCCATCTTCTTGGTCATGTCTTTCCAAGTACCTTCGGTAAATTGGAACATACCTGCCGCAGAACTAGTTCCAGCTTTGGCATTTGGATTACCGCCCGATTCAATCTGTGCTATGGTCTGCAGATATGATGGTCCACCACCACCACCTGCTCCGACTCCGCCACCACCGGCAATACCTGCGGGTTGAGCTTGTTGTTGTGCTGCGAGATCTTTACGTGATATGCCTGCAGCTTTTCTTGCGGATCGACTAGCACTTCTCTGTTCGTATTCTTCGGCACTTAGACCCATCTTTCCAAAAGTTACTCTGTTGAGCATCCTCAACAATCCATCTACAAGAGCATCTATTGCATCAGCAAATCCATCAAAATTATCATATAATAATTTAATAACACCAACTACGGCCAATATTGGTAAAGCTAATTTTAGGAAAGGTAATGAAGCTGCTAGTTTTCCTATTAAAGCAGCAATATATTTTACTTCTAGTGCCAATGTTATCTTTTTCTTCATTTGCTCTATGGCTAATATTGCATTTACTCCTAGTATAAGAGCAGTCATCGCACCTAGTGCTACACCAACTGTAGTAGCGTTATTGCCTATGAATTGAAAAGCTGGGACTACGAAAGTGTCTGTAAAAGATACTAATAGTTTAAAAGCCTCCATCATAGCAGGTAACAGTTTACTAGAAGCTAGTATTTTTGTAAATTCGTTACTGGTTTCGGCAATCGACTGCTTCATCTTGTTCATAGCAGCAGCTTCAGTCGTTTTATTTTTATCTCTTTCTGCCTGAATTTCTGCATTGACCTGAGTCATGTTCTTAGTCTGTGCAGCAGTATTCATAGCTCCTAGTGCCATCTGTTGCTGCATGCTGTCACCAAACAAGGCTAGATTTTTATTTAAAGGAGAAGCTGCTAGTGCTTTGGCTTCTTTCTGATAGCCTGCTTGGACAGCGTCAGCTTGCTGACTGGTAACGGTTATGCCTTTGTTCATCTGATTGTTTAGATTCATCATCTGTTTGGCTGTACCGGGCAAGAAGGCAAATGCTGCTCTGCCTGCTTCAGATGTAGCAGTACCTGTAGCAAGTATTTCTTTCATACCAGCTCGATGTTCAGCTGGAATCGTATCTAATAATTTATTGATAGCTTCTTGTTCTTCAGCACTCTTTCCTTGCAGCATAGCACGTACCTGTGCGTCCCTCAATCTAGCTTCACGCTCTGCTTCAATATCTTTTTTATTCTGTCCAGTAAGCCTTGATACCGCATCTAAGTTAGTTAGATAATCTCCTGTAGCTTTGGTTAGTTGGGCATTGGTCATGTTCTGAGCTGCACCAGTTCGAGCCAGCATACCACCGTATTTGGCAAATCCTTCGTTGATCTGCTCAGTGCTGTATCCCATGGCTGTAAGGTTTCTTTCAAGATCTGTATTTTTAATAGCACGGCCCATAGCTGCTACACGCTTGGCTCCTTCACCAGTGCTACCTCCTAACAGTGCTAGGTCCTGTCCAGTTCTACTAATGATTCCTGAAAATTGATCAAACGTAAGACCGGCGGATGTGGCGCTGTTGATCATTTCAGTCATTGATCCACCAAAACTAGCACCTACTGATGAAGCCTGTTGTAGACTCTTATAGGTTTTTTCTGCAGCACCTGCTACGGCACCAAAAACAGAAGCTACTGCTCCGCCAACAACAGGAATTGCAGAAAGACTCTGTGCTGCAGATGTTAGACTGTCTCCCATATTTGCCAAACTACTGAGAAGACTGGTCATACCTGTGGCTGTTTTTAGCACTGTAGATGTAAATGAACTCATTACATCACCTAGAGCTGCATAAGCCTGTTTTTGTTTTTCAGCCGCTTCTTCTGCGTCTTTCTGTGCTTTTAATAATGATTTCTGTTGATCGGTAAGCTGTCTAGCCTGTTTCTGCTGATCTTCTGTGGCTTTAGCTAGATCTTTGAGCTTTTTTTCTAGATCTTTAGCAGCCTTGGCGCTACCACCTTTACCTTGTGCAGTTGATAATGCCAGCATGGCGGCCAATAACTGTTTAAGTGTCGCTTCTGTGGCAGCATTGTTCAGCTCTACTGGCTGTCCACCTATCATGCCCGTTACTTCTGCCATGCTTTTAATCCCTGGTTATGTGCGCATATAAATATATGACTAGATAAAGTATTTATCGGAGAAAAAAATGCCAGATCAACCAATACCACAGAATACCAAACGGTCAATGAATAATCCATTGGCTAACTATTTCAGACAGCCCAAGCTCTATTTGAAATTGCCTTCGCATGGCAGATTTTATCCTGAGGGAAGTCTAGATGTCAGCCAAATTGATGAATATGCAGTCTACGCTATGACTGCCAAAGATGAACTGATGTTCAAAACTCCTGATGCGCTAATGAATGGTCAGAGCACTGTGGAAGTGATCAAGAGCTGTATACCTGCTATCAAAGATCCTTGGGCTATGCCTAGTCTAGATCTAGATGCTTGCCTTATTGCTATACGAATCGCTACGTTTGGTGAGAACATGGAGATTACCAGCGCCTGTCCTAACTGTAGCCATCTCAATGATTTTGAAATGAACTTGCTGGGTTACCTAGACGAACTCAATAATTTTAATTATGAAAGCAGTGTTACCATCGGTGAACTCACTGTGAATATTAGACCTTACACCTATAAAGAAGTTACTAAGACTGCAATCAAAGCTATGGAACAGCAGAAAATCTTTTCCATAGTCAACGATGATAAAATGAGTGATGAAGACAAATTAGAAAAATTTGGAATCAGCTTTGTAAAATTGACTGAGATTACTGTGGATGTAGTCTGTGGTTGTATTACCAGTATTGATACACCTCAAGGAACAGTTGATGATCCTGCGATGATCAAAGAATTCATGCAGAATTCTAGTTCAGCGGTATTTAATACTATCAACGATCATGTAAATGCTATGAAAGAATCTATGGCTTTAAATTCTCAACAGGTACAATGTACCGAATGCCAACATGAATGGAAAGTTGAAGTCACTATGGATCAGGCAAATTTTTTCGTAGCAGGGTCTTAAACTCGCCTCCCATAGAGATCCTAGAATTCGTTAAAAAACTTGAGAAGGAGGCTGAAGAGATCAAAAAAGATCTTCTCAAACTCTGTTGGTTTATGCGAGGTGGTTTGACTTATCAAGAAAGTCTAAATCTCAGTTGGGATGAACGTAAAATGATTGGCGAGATAATCAAAGAAAATCTCGAAACAACTAAAAAATCCGGATTACCGTTTTTTTAATTCTTTGTCTTTAACAGTGCAATAATAACCTGTGCGATTTCTGGCCCTAGTTTAACTATTTCTTCAGCCATTGCACCAACGTCTTCTTGTTCTTTGAGTATGTCTGAAAATCTCATGGGTTCATTTTCACTAGTAAATTATACAGCTCAGTCCTTTGAGCTGACTGCAATTTGTTTAGACGTTCTAGCATGTCGGGCGGAACTCTACCGCTGGGATCCTGTAGTTCATGACCTTGATCTACTACAGCCGTGTCTGCTCCGCTATCCCAACCTTTCTTAAATGCTTTGAGATTATCTAATGCTGCACTAGACTTTGTAGTTGGAGGTCGAGCAGCTGGTGCTGCTGTTATCAATGGTGCTTCAGAAAGACTGCGTCCTTTTCTAATAACGCTGTCGCTGGTAACTCCCATGAGTCGATCACGATCGGCATCAATTTCAGCTTGACTTGGTGCTGTTTTCTTTTTAGGTGTTGCAGGTTTCTTGCCTGCAGCCTGCGGTTTCTGTTCTGCTCCTGGAGCAGGAGCTGTTGCTGGTGCTGCTGTTGGTGCGGACGTGGGCTCTGCTGCAGGTGCTGCAGGTGCAGCTGGTGTCGCTTTTGCGGCTGATGCAGCAGGTTTAGTACTTGGCTGTTGTTTAGCCTGTGTGGCTTTTTCTATAGCAGCTTTAACTTTAGGATCAGCTTCGAGTGCTGTGAGAATCTGTTTTTGATCTGCAGGCTGTAAGGCAGCTATGGCTTTTTGAGCCTGTGCATACTGAGTGTCATTGGCAGCTGGTTTGGCTGCAGCAGCTTTAGGTTCAGCAGCAGCAGGTGCTGCTAGAGTAGGTTCAACTCTACCATCAGGTTCTGCAGTAGTAGGTGCAGGCGTTGCTGCGGGCGCCGCTTGATCAGGAGGTGCTGCCGATGTCGCAGGTGCAGGTGCAGGTGCAGTCGGTTTAGCCGCAGGAGCTCCTTGTGCTGCAGGAGTAGTTCCTGTGTTAGGATCTTTGGGATTTGCCGGAGTCTGTGTTTGAGCTGCAGGTTCAGCTGCCGGTGCTGCAGTGTCGGCGGCTGTTGATGCTGGAGCAGCGGTTGATCCGCTACTGGCTGCTGGAGTGGCAGCTGTCGCTTTTGGTGCTGGAGCACTAGCTGGTTCATCGCCTGCGCCTGCTACGGTCTGTTTGCCTGCTTGGAATCCTTTTTTGGCAGCTGCTCCTAGTCCTGCGATACCGCCTGCCACAGCGCCTACGCCTTTGGCCAGTGTGCCTACACCTTTGCCGATGGCACTGCCGATTTTATTTAGGATAGGACCTTCTTGCAGATCCGATTCTTTGACTATTTCGCTTATTCTCATCAGGCCACCTTGAGTTGATTCTTCATATAATTTACCAATCGCACCTTGCGATCCACAGGCAGCTTGGCGATAATGGCATTTACCTGATCCATGGTCATTGCCTGCGGTTGAGCCTCCGCGCCAATCTTTAGATCTGCGTAGACTTTCTTGACCACATCAGCATTGACTCCTGCATCGCCCAGTATCTTAGACAACGCTTCTGAATCCAAAGGTGATCCTGCGGCCTGCCATGCTTTGTTTAACTTGTCTGCAGTGACCTTGGTAGTGAGATTCTTTGCGGTTTTCTTGATCCAGTCCATGGGACCTTCTGCTAACCAACCTTCTGCAAGCAGTCGATCGTTGCGAGTGACCACACGATTAAAGATCATATAGACCTGGCCTTCGCTGAGCGGATGTCCAGTGTATTCTCGACTCTGTTTTAGACCCTGTCTGCCGTTTTGTGCTTGCCAATCTAGAGCTTTTGCAGCATCTTCAG